GCGTATAAAGCTCACAGGTTTCCTTCTCAGACGTATTGCCGTAGGACTCCACCAACTCCTTAACCTTGGGAGGCAATGCGTCCGGGGCAACGTCCTCCTTCGTAATGGCCTTAATGAGATTACCCATGGGGTCCCGCTCCACCACGTAGCGGTCGAGCCGGAACACCCTCATTCCACCCTTCTCGGGGATATGAAGCAGTGCGTTGCCCGTCACGATGAGTTGCTTAAGGGCCTCAGACAGCCCAACACGGAAGGAGTTGACCTCGATCTCCTTCATGACAGCTCTCTCGATGGAGGCAAGTGCCCCATCAAGTTCTGCCTTCGCCCCCGGAACCTGTGCCACCTCCATCACAGCCGCCTCATCCAAAACCAGACGGAAGAATGGCTGGTTGGGTGGGAGGAGGGAAAGAAGCAGGGCAGAGGAGAGGTTAGTTACTCCCCTCGCACCCACGCTCTGATGTGGTGTCCTAAAGACGGACGAAGAATTAGACCCAGCCTCCGGTAGAAGGGACGGGATGGTGAGCTTTGCACAGTCCCTGCCTCGGTTTATGTAGGAGTGCCTGCCCTCTTCCAGCTTGGCGTATTCGCTTTTAGCGGTCATTTCGGGGTATTAAGACCTGTGGTCCGGGATATTGTTAAGTTCTTTTTCCCCTGCCTTCGGTATCTATCAGCCTTTGAAACCCCCGAGGCCTTCTTATTCTGGAGCCTCCCCGCAGACTTCACTGGAGGTGGTGCTGGAATAATTGGAGGAGGAATGATGGGCGGGTCTGGAACCTTGGGTGCAGAAAAAATACACATCGTTTATCCTAACCTCTCTTCTTGTTGCTTCCGGTAGTGCGTCAACAGTATCTCAACAACACTCCGCTGTCCCATCCTATACCATATATTACGGTCAGGTTCTTCAAAATCGGGGTATTGTACAGGGAATATCTCATCAAGGTGGGACAATAATGCGTCATCAATCGGTGGCATGTCCCTGTCAGATGGCTTACTCATTGTAAGGGGACCTCCACATTGTGACCTCTTTCGTGTCATGGTTGTACTCACCGGGATGCAGTATATGAGCAAGACGGGCCTGTTGGAGGGCATCCTCCTCAGTTAGCCCGGCCTTCTCAAACCTCCCAACAACGGCAGGCCACATCTCCTCAAGGGTCAGTTCAAAAAGAATCTTCGCCGCCCCTACTTTGCCTACTTTTGGACAACCTTTGTAGTTATCGGTGGAGTCACCCGTCAATGTCTGGGTCATATGTTGGGTGAATGCTGTCACCTCATCTACGACAATGACCCCGTCATCTGGCTTGTCTGGGTTGAAGTGATGACCGGGAACAGAGAGAAGATCCTTGTCACTGGACACTAAAATGTCCCCCTCACCTGACATCAAACCGAGGACATCGTCGGCCTCCAGCCCGTCATATATAACGGTGGGCCAGTGGCTGGTGATAAAGTCCCTCATCGCAGGCAGCAACATAGGCTTCCGTATGTTCTTCCTGTTGGCCTTGTAATCCTCTGCCACACCTTTGCGCCAGTTCGTGGGGCTGGTCAGTGCCATGACAACACTGTCTGACCGTGTCTCCCGGCGCACAAAGTTAACCCAAGCCATCATCTCGTCACGGGCACGGCGCATGTCCCCGTGCAGGGTCCAGAAATCATCCCCCCAATCCACGGCTTCCTCCACACCAAACGCAGTGGTGTACATGGGGATGTCGGCATCTACAATTATTCGCTGTGAGCGCATGTTGCTTCCTCCTCCATTCCGGCAGTCCACACCATCTCAAGAACACGGGCGTACCCCGCAACGTCAACGATGGAGTCCCGCTTGACTGCGTTACCCATACGTGCCAGCTTCACCCCCATCATGCACAGCACAACATCCTCTGGGGATATTTCAGTGTCCAAAATAGCTGACCATAGCTGGGCAGTCCTTCGGTAGTTGTCACGGGGATGCCCGTAAGCCTCCTGCCGTGGACCTTCAACCAATCCCTCTGCCTCTTCCAATACTGTCTGTCCCTTAAACATTAGTGTGTCTCCTCCCAATTCATTCCTACTTTATACTCGCCACCCATTGGGCAGCGTAAGTTCAAAGACGCTCCAGCGTCTTCAATAGCACGGACGGCAAGTCTCCCCACCTCTTCCGCAACATCTTCATCCACTTCGAACTGAATCTCGTCGTGGATATGTGCAACCTGATCTACCTTCCCGGACAGGCCCTCTTCCTCAAAGTACCTGTGGGCAAGAACAGTGGCTACCTTCATGATCGAGGCCCCCGCTCCCTGCAACAGGTAGTTAAGTCCCTTATGTTTACTGGTCACGGGGATGGGCTGACCGAGTAAGCCACAAAGATACCCCCTGTTTTCCACAACATAGTCAACGTGCGACAACAGTGCGTCGAGTGCGGGAAGCTGCCGCAAGAATCTCTTCTTCAGTTGGCTCCCAACACCGGGACCCTTACCAACAATCTCCCCGAGCTTGGCAGAACCTGCCCCATAGCACACGGCATAGGCGAAAACCTTCGAAATGTCTCTCGTGGGTAGACCAGCGGCCCGTTGATTGAGGGTATGAATGTCCCCCGAAACAATTTCGTTCACATAGGCTTCGTCCCTCATGTAGTGGGCAAGACATCGAAGCTCCAATTGAGAAGCATCAACGCCCACTATTCGCCGTCCCGCTGGGGCGATGAAGAGTCTACGAAACTCCCGCCCATAAGGAACACGGACGGATGCCGTCTGTGCCACATTCGGCGCAGCGTGTGTGCAACGTCCCGTGACTGTGCCGTAGTGGTTGACTCGCCCATGGATCCTCCCACCCTGTTCCAACTTAAGGTAGGCTGCGTCACCCTCGGCAAGCTGGCCGAGTCTCTTAACGATCATTAGGTACTCAGCGAGGTGGGCAGCTTCTGGGTACGGCATCTTTGACAGCACCGACTCATCAATTTTTGGTGAACCATTGGCCGTGAACTCCGTGGGGGTCCACCCTCGTTCGTCGATGAAGGCCGATGCAATCTGTGATCGGCTACCGGGGTTGAATGGAGTGATCTTTTCACGAAGAGGACCACGGACTAAATGCCTCCTCATCTTACTCGGCGCATCCTTCTTAACCTTGTACCTCTCACCATCAAGCCCTGTCCAATACTGGGGTGTCTTCATGAGGTCAACACGTGGGGGAAACACAGACGAGAGTGTCTTCTCTATCTCTGTCTTCGCCTCAAGTAACTTTGAGTACAGCGTAACGCCTGCATCACGATCAAACTGAAACCCGTGCATCATCTGACGCTGAAGAATCGCAGCAAACTCATGCTCGATCTCCACTGAGTGTTCGTAAGCATCTTTGTCGGGGAGAGTAGATGCATCTGCCTCGCTGTAAGAACGCAAGAACTCATACAAAGCAGCACCCACCTCTACGTCTTGCTTACAGTACTCCCCCATCTCCGGCGTGTACTCGGCCCAATCTGTTCCACCGCCAAAACCACCTTTAAGGCATCCCATCCGGTGGCCCCACGATTCGAGTGAGTGCATACCCCGCAGATTTTTTGGGAGCTGAACGATCCACCTGTTTGACCAATCATCCTCTTTGATTGAGGGGAAGCTCATGCGACTAAGTATCAACGTGTCCCTTACCCGGCCTGAGTAAGACCACTCGGGGTAGAGTTTCTTCAGAGCAGGAACATCAAAGGTGAGTGCGTTGTGCCCCACTATCTCGTCGCAAGTCATAAGGAACTCAAGACCCTTCTCGATGTCCTTCGGTCCAAAGAACTTCTTCTCACCTGTCACGCTGTGCTGCATGGCAATGCAATGCACAACGGTGAGGCCTTGGAGGTTTGCAAAGTTGTCGATGTAATTCGTTTCAATATCAAACACCCATGAATTAGAAACCATAATCGTCTCCCCCTTGCTCTGTGCCCGTTGTCTCTGTCATTCGTCCCGTGTCTCTGTTGTAGTCGAGGTAGCCAAGCGTACCTGTCTCGCCTGAGTATCTGTTCTTAAGGCACCTGACCGTTGACACGTTAGGGCGATCCCCTTGCTGGTCCCTCTCCACTCCAATGACGATGTCGGCAAGCTGGCCGATGGCGGCTGACCCACGGAGAAGATTGAGGGATGTCTTGCCCCCCTCTTCAAGGGGCTTACCCTCGCTGCGCCTCAAGTGACTGACCAAAAAGAGGGACACCTTTGTCTCCTCTATCAGTTGCCTCAACTGTGTGCATACTGAATCAATCCTGCGCCTCTCATCACCTCCCTCGATGGCACTGACTACGATAGACAGGTGGTCCAAGAAGATCGTCGTTACGCCGCACCCCTTAATCATCTGCCTTATTTTTCCAAGCAGTCTTGTGTTCTCAAGCGACCCGAAGTGATCGTAGAATACGCAGTTGCCTGAGCCTAACGTGCGATCAAAGCCTAACTTCAGCTCCTCCTCTGGTGTTTCAGCGAAGACATGGTCAAGGTGGACAGGCTTATTGATGGCTACCCCAACAAGACCAAGCGATGAGCGGACCACGGACTCTTCGAGTGCGAGGTAGCCCACCTTCTCGCCTTGAAGGATGGCATGGTACGCAAGCTCCCGGCATATTGAAGACTTGCCTATCCCCGTGCCACTCGTCAACACCACCATCTCTGATGACCTGACCCCGTGAAGCATCTCATTCCACCCCGCCCAAGGGTAGGGCAGTGAGCGCATGTTCTCCCGTGTTTTGATCTGGTCCCATAAGTCCTCCCCATACACCAGCCCATCGGGGCGGTAAGGCTTTGCCCTGAACAGGGCGTTGACTATGTCTGGACCTCTCCCGGCCACCAACATCTCGTTGGCATCCTTCAGTTCCATCACGGCCACCTTCGCCTTGCCGGGGGGAAGTAGTTCCGCACACTCTGTGGCTGCTTTCCTACCTGCATCGTCATTGTCCATTAAGAAGACAACCGACTCGAAAGATTCAAGCCACTCAAGGTTGGCGGCGATGGCTTTGGCTGCTCCTCCACTTCCATTCGGCACGGAAACACAGGGCCATTTTAGACCTTGAGATTGTGAGCAAGAAAGCGCGTCAAGCTCACCCTCCACAACGGCAATCATCTTGCCGCCAGTGCCCCATAGGTGTTGGCCGTACAACAAGGTCCCGTGTCTACTCGTGTCCCCGAGGATGACGAACCGCTTGTCAGGGTAGCGTACCTTCTGGCTCACGGCGTGACCTTCTGAGTCGCGGTACGTTGCGACCTGCACCATTGTGTTGTTGTGTATGCCGACACCATACCCCCACTTCCTGCATGTCTCCTCGTGGAGCCCACGCTTTGTGAGAGATACTGACTCTGTTTCGATGAGCCCACTAACTGGTGGCTTTGCCATTTTCTTGCTGTCTCCTGAGCTGCCCTCGTAATACTCGCAACCAAAGCAATAGCTGTGGTCGGTGTACACGGCTAAGTTGTCTCTGCTGCCACACTCTGGACATTCCGAGTGCCTTATAAAACTTGAATCACTATCTCGATGCATGGCTCTCCCCCATATTCCTTCGACACTTCAAGGAGCGTGACCTGATCGTCGTTGACCACTACTCCCCCTTGTTCCATAACGTCAAGCACACCCTTGGCTAAATTATCGACATCCATTTTGGGCCAATGCCTCTTCGTTGTCTTGGGCCGTTTAGAAATGCACCGGATGCTGACGGCCAGCGGCCCCGGTAGGGGAAAACAATTATGCCCACACGATTCCAAAGCAGCCTTCAATGCTTTGGGTCCCGTGTCCTTCAAGAACACCTTGTACCTGCCAACGTAATAAGCATGAGCGAACTTACCTCGAGTGGCGAGGCGTGGGCGTGATGCAGGGACAGGGTCAACGTGTAGGCATAACTGTATTTTCATTAGTTAGAAGTCCCCGAAGCCTTCGAGGCCTTCCTGTACCTCTTTCTTCTCAGGTGCAGCGGCTTCCTGCTTCACTTCTTCGACGGTGAAGCCGCCTTCCTCAGACGCGAAGCCAAAGTCTGTGTCGCTGTTGCCGTCATACTTGACCAGCTCAACAATCATGACAGCCACGATGTCAAGGGCGATGCCAATACCCAGCGGTGAGGCCCACCCCCGTACATCAAAGCAAGCCTTGATGGAGGAGCCGCCACCGACTGTGCCTTCCATCTCGGTGATGCCTGTACCGGAAGAGTCAACCAATCGGATGACGTTTGTGCGTACCTGACCCTCACGGTCAGTCCACTGAGCGTTGCGCTTGAGCTTGAATGCCCACTCGCCTGTCTCCTCACCGCTCTTATCGACATGGGGCCCCCATGGTTTTGTTGCAAAGGGTGCCAGCTTCTTCTTGCCTGCTTCCTTTTGCTCCATGTTACGAACCTTCAGCCAATCCGCGAACAGGGCTTCAAGCTCCGTTGCAAGGGCCTCCCCCTCCTCTGCGGGGAGGATTACATCTACATGGTACTGCCCCCCATTCTGCCGTTGACTTTCAAACTTGTTGTCTGGCTCAGTCAGCCATGGGTAAGCCGCCTTACCTAATTTAGTTGTGAGTCGTTTCAATTTCATTTCTCAAGACCTTTCATCATGAGGCAAAATATATGCTGCCTCTCACTTCACTTGGATCGAAGTCCCCGACAATCGGGGGCTCACTTAAATAGGTGCCTTCAGGTAATTCCTTAAGCATCCTCTCCCTGAAATCATTCAGAAAGCATTCATCACTGAACATCGTCGCAACGGTGTCCAACAAAATCTTCTTCAACTTGGCCGCATCTTTGGCATGTGTACCGAAGCAATCAAAGACCGCATGTAGGCAATGGATGCCCTGCTTGTCTGCCTCCGAAAGCACAGCAGCCATGATGGCCGCATCGACTGAGTGTGTCATGTTAGCCATGACTGTCCTCACACACCTCCCTACATGGATACGTTCCTCTGGCTCGTTGAGGTAGGACACCATGTACTTGCCACCGTAGTAGGTGTACACAGGACGGAGTCGGTTGTGGTTGTACTTGTTCTCTACAACGAATCCACTCGGTGCGACCCAGCTACATGGTAGCTTGTGATCCTCGGCAGCAACGTGGGCAACATGCTGCACCCACTCCATGCCCTTCATGACTGCGGGGATAACCGCAAGCGTTGCAAGCCTGATGTACTCCGACAATAGGATGGCCTGCCTGCGCCTGTCCTTCATCTCCTCCATGGTTGGCTTACCTTCCTCCTCCTCTAACTCCTTCTCGATTGACAGGGCTATGCCTACCTGAGTCGCGCCGTATGGTATGGACAGCACGGCCTTCTTCACCCGGTCCCTTGTCACTCCCCTCTTCTGCCATGCAAATGACTCCGGTGTTACGTCGAGGGACAAATGCTTGAGTACCTTCTCGGCTACCTCTGAGTACAGGTCCCTCGGGCCTGAGTCAGACAGCACAACATTGGTGGATGATGCTGTCCGCTTATCTCGGAGTAGTAGGGCCCAGATTTGACAGCCGTTGTTTGCGGCATCAACGGTGATGGGGATGTAGTTCAACGCCTTGGCCGGGTCTGTCCTGTACTCGGCAAACTCAAACGCCCAAGCCAAGAAACCCCAAGGGTCAGCCGCAGCCGACCACATCTTGGTGTCCAAGGGGAACTCCGCGCAGGCCCATATCTCCTTACCGTTGGCTTTACCCACGCCACACGCTCACCTATCGTGCCCTTAATTCCGTAG